TCCAGACCCCGGAACCCGTGGGCATCCTTGGACGATTGGCTGGGGGGCCACCGGCCCTGATATTAATCCCGGCACGATTTGGACAATTGAGCAATGTGAAGATGCGCTGGATCATCACGTTGAATACTTTGTCAGGGGGCTTTTTAAGATGTCTCCCAAACTTCAGACTGCATTACCAAGACGCATTGCCGCAGTGATTAGCTGGGCTTACAATTGTGGTCTAGGAAACTATCGGGTTTCCACGTTCAAGAAACGTATTGATGCAGGGGACTGGGATGGTGCAGCAGACCAATGTATGCTCTGGAATAAAGCTGCCGGTAGAGTTCTCCCCGGTCTTACACGCCGACGTGCGGCTGAAGCCGCTTTGATGAGGTGAGCCGTGCCACTATCAAAAATCCTGTACAAGCCGGGAGTTAACAAGGAAAACACACGGTATACCACCGAAGGTGGCTGGTATATATCCGACAAAGTACGGTTTCGCCAAGGCACCCCGGAAAAGATTGGCGGCTGGATCAGAATCTCAGCATTCACCTTTGTGGGTGTTTGCCGTTCTTTATGGAACTGGATCACCCTTCAATCCCAAAACCTCATGGGGGTTGGTACTAACCTTAAGTATTACATTGAACAAGGTGGTTACTACAACGACATCACACCATTAAGAACCCGTGACTACTCAGCGACACTGACCAACCCATTTGACACGACCAATACATTTGCAACCGTCACAGTCAATGACACGGCACATGGCGCACAAGCTGGCGATCTGGTTTACTTTACAGGTGCGACAACAGTCGGTGGGATTCCTGCGGCAGAGTTAAATACACGCCATGTCATCACATCAATCACGAATGCCAATGCTTATGTCATCACTGTAACGACCGCAGCAACCTCCACAGTAACCGGCGGGGGAGGCACGGTAACTGCACAGTATTACCTTGATGCGTTCCTTCTTGGTGCCGATCCTTTTGCGGTGACTAATGGTTTAACGACCGTGGTAGTAACGCATAACTCACATGGGGCAACAAACAATAGCTTTGTGACGTTCTCCGGTGCTACCGGCCCTATCGGGGGAATCCCTGCGGCTGAGTTTAATACAGAGCATCAGATTACCTATCTTACGGCCAATACTTACAGTATTACCGTCACAACATCTGCAACATCAACCACTACAGGTGGTGGGTCGGCTGTTTATGCTGAGTATCAAGTGAATGCTGGGCCAGAAATCCAAGTGCCACTAACCGGATGGGGTTCTAGCGGTTACGGTCTGGGTTCTTGGGGGTCGGGTGTTTCATCAACTGATTCGTTAAGGCTTTGGTCAGCTAACAACTTTGGTGAAGACTTGGTTTATGGCCCAAGAGGCGGTGGCATTTACTACTGGGATGCAACCAACGGTGTGAGCGCAAGAGGTGTAAACATCGTCACATTACCCGGGGCTTTAGATCCACCAGTGGTGCAGAACTTTATTTTTGTATCGGACACCTATCGGTTTGTGATTTGTTTTGGATCTAACGATGTTGGTTCAACCATACAAGATCCTATGCTCATCCGGTGGTCTGATCAGGAGTCTGTGACTGACTGGTCACCGACTGCGGCCAATCAAGCGGGTTCTATTAGGTTGTCACATGGCTCTCAAATCGTCACGGCGGTACAAGCCCGTCAGGAGATTGTTGTTTGGACAGACACGTCTTTATATTCACTTCAATACCTTGGCGCACCACTAGTTTTTGGCGTTCAGTTATTGGGTGACAATATCTCTATCATGGGGCCAAATGCCGCTGTTATTGCTTCAGGCGTGGTGTATTGGATGGGCCGGGATAAGTTTTATAGTTACTCAGGACGTGTCCAGACACAGAACTGTGACCTTCGTCGGCATGTATTCCAAAACATCAACCTATCTCAAAACGAGCAAGTATTTGCCGGGACTAATGAGCAGTTCAACGAAGTCTGGTGGTTCTACTGTTCCGCAAATTCAACCGTGGTTGATAGCTATGTGGTCTACAACTACCTAGAAAACCTTTGGTATTACGGCACATTACAAAGGACGGCATGGATTGATATTGGGTTGAGAGATTACCCGCAGGCTGCGACATACAGCTACAACCTTGTCAATCATGAACTCGGAAATGATGACAATGTTACTGGCACAGCGACAGCAATTAATGCTTATATTGAATCAGCCGAGTTTGATATTCAGGATGGTCATAATCTTGGGTTTGTGTATCGCATACTTCCTGATTTAACTTTTGATGGGTCAGATACGGGTTCTCCGCAAGTAACCATGACGCTTATCCCGATGATGAACTCGGGTTCTGGTTATAACAACCCACAGTCGCTTGCTGGATCATCATCAGCAACCGTTGCTAGAACATCAACCACAACGATTGAACAGTTCACAGGACAGGTTTATGTCCGTGTGCGTGGCAGGCAGATGATATTCAAGATAGAGTCTAATCAGTTAGGCTGTGCATGGCAGTTGGGCGCGCCACGAATTGACATCAGACCGGATGGCAGGGCAACTGGACAGGGTGCATGAGCTTAATTGTCACAACAGATTATGAGTTTACAGGGGTTGTTGCGCCTAACCTTCCTATGGCGCCGCAGGAATATTCTGCGCTTTACCAAGACCAGTACAGTAATGTCTTGCGTCTGTATTTCAACCGTCTTGATAATTTTCTGGCGAATCTTATGGCTACCACTTCAACGATCCCAGTAACATTTCCGGGGACGTACTTTGATGCGTTTGGCCGGCAGCGTGTAAGTCAGCCTTACACCCTTTTTGATAGTCAGAATAGGTATGCCGCCGACAATCAATTTGATGTATCAACTACAGGAACCGGTACAACTACTTTTCTCCCTAACGAAGCAGCCGTCAAGATGGAAGTTACAGGCGCGGGTGTAGGTTCAGTTACCCGTCAGTCTTATCGGTCCTTCCCGTACCAGCCAGGAAAAGGCTTGCTGGTGCTTGCAACCTTTGTGATGGATAGCAGCACTAGTGCAAATTTGACGCAGCAAGTTGGCTACTACAACGCACAAAACGGCGTGTTCTTTAAACGTAACGGCTCAACAAATTCATTTGTTTTACGTTCTTATGTCACAGGCACGGCTTCCGATGCAAGGACCGTAAGCCAAGCTGATTGGAACGGTGACAAGTTAGATGGTACAGGTGAGTCGGGGTTTACGCTTGACCCAAGTAAGGCGCAGATTCTCTGGATGGATTTTGAATGGCTCGGTGTTGGATCAATCCGCTGCGGGTTTATTATTAATGGTCAGTACATCGTTTGCCATACGTTTAATAATGCAAACGACATCTCCAACGTTTATATGACCACGGCTATTTTGCCGGTTAGGTATGAGATCAGCACGGTTACATCAGCCGTTGCTGCCAGCATGAAGGCTATTTGCTGCTCGGTTGTTTCCGAGGGTGGGTTTGAACAGACCTCTATTGACCATGTAGCAAGGCGCACCACATCGTTTGCCAATATTGATACAGCAGCGTTTTATCCTATTGTGTCTATCCGGCTTGCTTCAGGACGCACTGGGGCGGTGGTGTTACCTAACCGTACACAGTTTCTGCCGTTAACCAGCCAGAACTATGAAGTGGCGTTAATAAAAAACACCACGCTTACTGGAGCAACTTGGGCGGCAACTGTGCCGTCTGATTCCAATGTTGATTATGATGTTGCCGCTACAGCGATGAGCGGTGGGACCATTGTTCAAACAGATTACGTCACATCAACAGGCAGCGGCGGTACGGTTAATACCTCCACGGCTACGGGCTATAACTGGGACTTACAACTTGGCGCAACCATCTCAGGCACAAGTGATATTTATACGCTAGGTGTAAGGACTGTATCTGGCGCAACTAAAGGAGATGGCGTCGGGTCTATTTCCTTCTATGACTTAACCCAATAAAATGGGCTACTTAGCGGAGTAAGCCATGTCAGCAGAAGATCTTTATGGTGTAAGCGGTAGTTCGTCTAGCGGCTCAGTGATATTGACGGCAACCTTTGTTTCTTCAGTAACGGAGTAAATCATGAGCGACGGCGGCAGCGGCAATCTTGAAGAAGACTATGTTGTAACAGACAAAGGCGATATTGTTAGTAGTTCTGGCAACACCATAGGTGCTGATAATCAATTTTCTACATCAACAGGCAGCTCTGGTTCAACAGATAACTCAAACATCATAAGCCGGTTTTTGTCAGGTTCTGCAACAGGGGCTGACAAGTCATTAGCAACCCTTGGGTTTGGCATAGCGGCTTTAGCATCAGCACTTCGCAACAAACCGCCGGAAGTAAAAATGCCTGTGTACAAAGAAGCGCCTGTATACAACCGCGCTCTTACTGCACCCATGCTGCCACCACAGCCAACAGCGCAAAAATCCGCATCAGGGCAAAACATTTACCAGCCTATGGTTGGCCTCCCTTTATTTATTAGCCCGAATCCGTTTCAATTTAATCAAGCTGAAGCAGCTAAGCGTTACGGGCCTACGCCGGCAGAAATTGCCGGTGGATATCAAGGGTATCTATCGGGGTTGGAAAGGTTATACCAATCACTTGGTCAACAGCCAGCAATACAAATGCAAGCTCCGGGCTCCACAAGCACAACAAGTGGATCTACAACAACCACGGGCGGTGCCACAACGACAACAGGGGGAACTGGAACTGACACAGTAGCAGGCGGTGCTTCTGGTGGTGAAGTCCAAGATTTATTAGTTGGATATGCACAGGGCGGTGATGTTTATGAAACCGCGGGTAGGTATCTACGCGGGCCGGGTGACGGCATGTCTGACAGCATACACGCGTTTATTGATGGCGGCGCTACAGGTAACCATCAGCCAGCGCGGTTAGGCCGCAACGAGTTTGTTATTCCCGCTGACGTGGTATCAGATCTTGGCAATGGATCATCAGATGCGGGCGCAGATCAGTTATACGACATGATGGAACGAGTACGTAAGGCACGCCACGGGACGGATAAACAACCGCCGGCCATTAAACCCGGCAAGGTTATGCCTGCATGACTGCATTTGATCAAGAATGGGAACGATGTGGCCCGTGGTTACAAGCGGCGCTTGATCACGCGGGCAATTTGTTCACACTTGATGATGTCAAACAAGCAGTATTGCGTGGCGAGGCAACCTTTCATCCTGGTTTAAATGCAGCCGTGATTACAGAAATACGAGTATTCCCGCAGAAAAAAATTTACAACTGCTGGCTTGCTGGTGGTGACATTGAAGAACTTAAGTTAGCCTTTGCACCAGCAGTACGTAAGTATGCAAAACGGGCTGGATGTGATGCAATAACAATCCAAGGACGGCCTGGATGGAAGCGTGTGTTTAACATGCGAGAAAAAGGCGTGGTCTTAACTGAAGAGGTGGTCAAATGAGCCTGGGCGGACCTTCAACTACCGTTACCCAAAGCGCACCCGAGTATCAGCTTCCGTACATTTCGGATCTATACCGCATGGGTCAGCAGATAGCGTATACACCCTATACGCCTTATACGATGCCGCGCACGGCAGAAACTTCTGGGGTATATCAACAAGGTGCGGAGGCTGCACAGAATGTAGCATCAACGCCAGGATTGCTCGGTCAGATTAATGTTGGCGGGCAGAACATGGGCGTCATGCAGGCGTACATGAATCCGTATCAACAAGCAGTTACGGATGTCGCCAAACAGGCTGCTGTCCGAGAATACGGAACTGGGTTACAAAACTTAAAGTCCCAGGCCGCACAGCGTGGTGCGTTTGGCGGATCGCGTCAGGCAATCATGGAAAGTGAGTTGACGCGTAACCTGGGGCAACAGTTAGGAAACATCCAACTGCAAGGATCTCAACAAGCTTACCAACAGGCAGGCCAGTTATATCAGCAAGATCTTGCAAACCAAATGCAAAAAGCTCAAACCTTGCAGCAACTTGGTTTAGCTGATGAAGCACGCAGACAGCGTGATCTTGACTTGATGTATCAAGAGTTTGAAAAACAGCGGCTGTACCCACAACAACAAGCAGAAGCTTATAAGTCAATTATCTTTGGCTATCCGCAAGAGCCTACTAAGTCTACTTATGCAGCACCACCCAATCCGTTCGTACAGACGCTTGGGTTGGCTGGGTTGATGTACGGAGGACTACGATGACAACGACTATGGCCCAACCAGGGCTCGCACCAGATATCAATCTTCTGGAGGCGATGGATATCTTCAAGAATTTTCCTGATGAAGAGCTTCCACGTTATCGCAATGACCCAAAGTTAGCATTAGTGGCCGCGGCGGAAATGGATCGCCGCTTGCGGGTACGTAAAGACTTTGAAGCTAAACTTGCTAAGCCAAGCGGCCCAATTGTTGAGCAACTTCAAAGCCAGCTAATGGCTCCGCCTGAACCGGCCATGCAAGAACCCATGCAACAGCCGATGGGTCAACCAAACATGCAACAACCTCAAGGACTTGGCGGCTTGATGCCTGCTATGGCACAGGGCGGCAAAGTGCCAGTAGCATTCCAAGTAGGTGGGATCGGGCCAGAGTTTGGCGGATCATCTGCTGAAGACTTGGCAGCGGACGAAGAACGCAGAAAACGGCTTATTCAAGATCGTCAGATGCAAGCTGACCGTGACAGATATCAGTTTCTCATGCAAGCAGGGGCGCTAGAACAAGCGCAGCGATTGCGTGAAACCAACCCAGAGGCAGCCAAACCTCCGCCAAGTGCTACGCCAGCACAACCTACAACAACGCCGGCTCCACAACAAGGTGTAACGGCGGAAGATTTACGCAAGATGCTTGCTGGATTGACAGCGGCCCAACAACAGCCACAAGCAGGGATGTCGCTTACCCAGTTAGCAAGAATGGCTAAAGATTTCATTCCCGAAATTAATCCTCCTATGAGCCCAGAGGAGCGCAGGCGCATTGAGGACGAAGAAGAAAAACGGTTGCAGCAAAAATTCCCCGACAAAGTAAGCGGCATTATGGAGCAGTTGGCACAAGCAGCAGGCCAACAAGTCTCACCTGATGAGGCTCGACGCCGCGCTTTTATGAAAGCCGGTATAGCGGGTTTGGGTTACCAAGGCCGTGACTTTGGTGGTGGCTTAGCTGGTATGTTGGAAGGATATCAGGGCACCAAAGAAAGCATTGAAGCAGCAAACAAAGAGGCCAAGACTAACGAACTTAAAGCCCGTCTTGCTGGCGAACAATACAAAGATGCATTACGGCGCAAAGATTATGAAAGCGCTAAGAAGTATGCTGAAGAACAAGCTGAGTATAAGCAAAAGGAAATTGCGGCACGCAACCAGTTCAAAGTCGGTTCACTTGGCATTATGGGTGCGGTACAAGATTTAATGACGCCAAAGAAAGCGGCTGGCGCTACAGCAGGCTTGCCTAAGTTTTCTGATGCAGCAAGGATACGCAAAGATGCTATGGAAATGGCACAGCCTGAGTTGCGTGAACTTGAAGCAAGATATGACAAGGAGGCCAGTATTTTTGCGCCAACATTTGGCAAGCGCAAGAAAGACTGGCGTGAAGATCCAAAAGAAAAAGCTGCATTTGAAAGTGAGAAGGAACGCATCATACAAAGGTATGAGCAACGTCTGTACCCAACCATAGGGGCAGACCAGGGGGTTACAACATTGACACCTCAAATGATTCAGGCAATCTTGGCATTTGGAAAAAAACCGGTCCAGTAAGGGGGCGCGATGCCTATCATTAATATTCCCAACCTGGGGCGTTATCGCATACCCGAAGGAATCAACGAGGAAGAGCGTGATCAATTAATCCGCACGCTGACAACTATATCGGGGGCTCAAGCCCCAGGGCCATCCGGGCTAGGAGAAGTAGCTAGCTCTGCATTGAGCCGTGGCGTTCAGCAAATGCTTATTAGTGCTG